AACGGTTGTCTGGAGTGAATCGAATCCACAACATGGCCCACGCTTTGCCTTCGCCGGGATCGACGAAATGGAAGACGGTTCCCTCCTTGGGAATTTTGTCGTGCGGGACGACATGCACATTCTCGCGAAATTTGGGAAACATCGACATCCGCGCCTTGGTCGGCACGCCGTAGGCACGCATCAAGATTCGCTCGCGGTTGCTGCCGCGCAGCTCGGTCTCCATGGCCTCGGGGTTGCCGTAGGGGTTGTCGGAGGTGTGGAAATAAACGACGCGGGCTTTTTCCCTGGTGCATTGCTGGATGCGCGGCACTTGCTCCACGCCGATCAGGCTGCCCTCGCGGTAGCGCGGCAGGAGCGGGGCGTCGCATTCCTCCAGCGTCTTTGCGCCGTCGAGGTATTCTTTGACGGTGGTCGTGTAACCCTCAATCGGCGTGAAGCCAATACCCAGCTCTCCATCTCGCGTGAGCAAACGGAAACGCAGCGCCTCCAGCCAATCGGGCGTCACCAATTCATCCGCCCATACGAAATCCAACTCCGAGCCTTCGATGCTGGTGACATCCATGGAGTAGAATTTGAACCAACACTGCGAGCCATTCGGGAGAACGAACGAGTTCTCGGTGAAACCACCCTTCTGCGAGTAGGTGATATTTGCCACCGCGCCCTTCTTGAGCTTGCCGCTTGCGGAAGGCTTCCATTCTTTCGGCAGATACTCCCACAAATAAGGCTGCTGACTCTGAATCGAAGCGGCCTCCGTGCTTTGCAGGCACCACACCTTTGCGCCGGGCTTATTGACCAGGTGTTGCATGGCCCGCCGCGCATAGTAGCGCGACTTGCCGGAGCGGTTGCCGCCGAGGATGAGAAGCTCGGTGACGCCCTTGGGAAAAAGCGCACGCAACTCCGAGAACCCCGCATCCGCCCGCGCCCAAGCGGGATTCTCCCACCCGTAGCGCCACGGATCTTCCACCATGCGGGCAATCTGCTCCTCCCGCTCGCGGTGGATGGCGAGCAACTGCGCCTCAGTGGCTCCCAGGCGTTGCCCCCGATACTGCACCACAAAGGTGCCGTCCGGCCGGCGGCCCTCGATGACGATTTCTGGAATGACCGGGCTTTTAGTTTGAGGAATCATGGGCGGGCAGGCTTGAGTTCATTTTCATGCAGGCTCAACCAGGCGACGGCTTTGCCAGCATCGCCGACATCATCGACCGTCACACAGAGGTCGGAGATAACCCCGGCGTCTTGGAGAAGGTTCAGCGCATGGGTGGCATCGATCCGGCGGTGAGCAATGTAATCGCGCAGGGAGTTCATGTTATTTCCCGCAGTTGGGACATATCGCTTTCCCGTATGAGGTGTAATTGACCGACGATCCACATCGGTGACAAAACCCGATAAAGTTAATCAGTTTACGCCAATAATAGCGCACCCGATAGCCAATAATAGTAAAACTCATTCCGCGCCCTCCTTGAGTTTTGGCATCCACGCTATGTAAGCAATCCACACGAAATTCTCGTCTTCGTCGCTACCCCGTCTGGTGACTCCGTATATTTTATCAAGCTCAAGCGGCTCGATCATTCCCGGCCAATTCAGACCTCCAGTTCTTGCAAGGATTAGCAGCCCTTTTTCGACTGAGGCCATGTCCACATTTACGGGTTCTATGCGCCAGTTTCCATTTCCTCCTGTGATGTAGTCTTCATCAGTGGACATTCTTAAGTGCATATTCTGGATAGTCCCTTCATTTGTATTCTTCCGATCCATCTTCCACACTTCAATGACTTTCCCTCTGGGATTGTCGTAGTCGTTACCCCATTCGGGTTCTTTTTGGATTGCGATTTCGTAGTTATCACTCATTTCGCGCCCTCCTTGGAGAATTTAAAATTCTGGCAAAACAGAGTCAGCGTTGCCGTGTCTTTGTAAAAGCGATCTGCAATATCCTCGCTCCAATTTTTGCGATCGCCGAACCATGCCTGGTAATGAACGCGCAGCCATTCCAATGCACGATCCGGGTGAAGCCTTGCCCTCGCCTCGTCGAGTCGGCGCTTGGTTTCTTCATAAGCATTTATCCTGTTCAGTATTTCGTTGACTATTTGCTGCGATGGATCGGTTCCGGCTCTCCGATGCTCAACTAATTTTTCTTCATCCAGCGTAATGGGCACACGAATGATTGTTTTTTGTCTCTCGTCGCGAATTGTCCCCCAATCGTCAGACGGTCCACGCGAATGGGAAAGTTCACCCTGCCAAGGTTTTGCTGGTGATTCTATGTCTGGTGTTGGTCTGCTCATTTTGTTTCCTCCCACTTCCTCATTAGAAAATATGAGTTTCCAATCAGGGCAGGTTTCATCGTATTTTTTAATTTCTTTGTGCAGTCTGCAAAAGACTGGTGCTGCATGGAAAATAGTGACTGATCCGCCGTGGTCACACCACTCACAGATGCGAGGAGCATTGCATTTTTCAGTCGTCTCGCTCATTTCGCGCCCTCCTTGAGTTGGTCGAGTTCGGCGTCCCAATTTTTCGTCACGGAGAAAGTTAGGGTAGCGCAAACGACCTGAAGTTCCTGATAAAACTCGTTTCCACCTTTAGCCCGCAACTTACCCATTGACGCCTCAGCTTCCCACTTCGTAAGTTCAAACCCGAGAGTTATGGGTAATTCGCGATTTTCCACGATGGCGTAACCGTCCTGAGAAAAATTCCGAGTTGATTGCCGTTCACTCATTCCGCGCCCTCCTTCCACTTGAATGTGGTGTTCCCTTTGTAGTCAGAAACCCATTCCGCAAATCCGAGCTTCACCGCTTCTGCTTTCGCTCGCTCCACACTGGACAATTCCTTTTTTCGATTGTGATAGAACACGAAAGGAATGGCGGGCCACACCAGCAGAATAAAAACGCACCAAACCAAGCAGGCGATCACACAAAGAGGCACTGCAAACACGCTTCCGACGGCATACCAAAACGGGCTGAGTCTCATTTCGCGCCCTCCAATTTTTCGTAAATCCACTGGCCGTGAGGTGGTGGTAACTCACCTGCGCAGCCATCGTCGATCCACTGCGACATGGCATCACCGTGGGTTGCTGACCAGTTTTTTGAGTTTATTCCCCATGTTCGAACAGAGAGCAATGCCTCTCGGAGTGTTTTGTTCTGCTCCCGCGCCTCGTCACGCTCTTCCTTAAGGGCTCGCGCCAATTTTACAGCCTCCTCGGTTACCGTCATAAGATGGCTGTTCGCTCCCTCCAACACTTTGTAAAGCTCTCGGCGAAATTCCAAGTCGGCTCGCGCCTCGTCGCGTTCTTGCTCATATAACTCACACTGCATGATTGTTTCCATGCGCCGTGTAATTGCTTCCTCGCGCTCGCGTTTTAAAACCAACAGTTCGTCTTTAATAATGGAAATCTCTGACACAGACAAAATAACCCAGTCTTTGTGGGCATTGTGTTTGTGCAACCACTCTGCTCTACGTTTAGCTTCTGCTGCATCTGTCTCACTCATTTCGCTCCCTCCTTGAGTTTGTTAAGTTCGGCGCGGAGCCTTAATCCTTCTTCTTTAATTTCTCGGACTGCAATTGCATCTGGCAAGCAAACTCTAACCACCATTCTCCAAACCGCTTTTTCCGCGATCTCGCGCAGCTTGGCGTTTTGTTCCAGCGCCTCGTCGCGCTCGCGCTCCAAATCAGGTAATTTAGCAATTCTGGAAGCTAAATCACACTCATCTCCGACTGTCTTTCCTCCGATTATCTGGGCAAAAATGTTGTAACCATCAGTGACGGCAAAACTTCCTTCTACTGGATATTCGGTTACATACCATTCTGGTGTATCACTCATTTCGCGCCTTCCTTTCGTTTTTCTTCCATAAATCGATAAATCGATTCGGTGCTAACCCAAGCCAGCACTACGGCCAATCCAGTCAGCCACCATCCATTCCAAACAAGAAACGCCGCTACCAGCAGATTTCCGGCGCCAGCATTACCTCCAACTGCCGCCCAGACGAGCCAGGAAAAGGCTGTGTTTGTTAATACCCATGTTGTTATTCTCATAATATTTATGTTGTGAATGGTTGTAGAAATGCCGAGGCGTTTCTCCTCCGTGTTCTCTGTGTCCTCTGTGGTCATAGCTCGCTTTCAAAAGTTCGCGCCTTCACGATCAGCCGGCGGGCATTTTCCATGAGGTCGTAGAAAACCTCCTGCTCGCCGATGTCTCGGGTGTATTCCGGTGGTTTCACATAGGTGAGGACGGCGCGGAGGTTGGCGGCCAGCTCGACCGAGAGCTTGCAACAATGTGCAACGCCAGGGTGATCTTGCCACTCGCGGTGACAGGCGGGGCATGCTATCGCTGAATCAGATACTATTGTCATATTTATAGGTGTTGTATGAGGTTTAAGGGTGAAAGCGCGTGTCCGTCGCGCCCCGGCTCTGAGTCCGTGGTTTGTGGAGACCATTCAGAGGGAGGTCGTTAGTTTTGAGCCATCCGCGCAAATTCCGTTCAGACTGCGGCCTCCTCGCGTGACTCTCACCGACTGGCACTCACGGCTTACCGATTCGCTCATCGCAAAAGACTTAGCTCGATGCGGTGAATCTCGCTCTCGATCTCCGCCAGCATCGACCACTGCTCGCGGTTATAGGTGCCTCGAAACGGGAAATCGCACCGAGAAAATTTGCCGTTCTCAAAGGTAATGATGACTTTACCCAAAGTGTCCGGACACTTTGGCTCGGGCGTGTCTGAGGTAAGTTGGAAATGATATTCCGTGAAATTGCGGGTGGATTTTAGTTTAATGATCATGGTGTTATTTTTCTATTTCTGTCTTTCGTTCTGGTTGTTGCTGTAAGCCTTCTCGGTCACATTTTTGAAAAGGGTGTGCTGGCCGATGAAGTTCATTTTGATTTCCGGCGTCGGGCCGTTTCTTTGTTTTGCAAGGATGAGCAAGGTGTTGTGATCCATCGGCTCATCGTCGGCGTCGGATTTTTTCTTGTTTTTGTCCAGGCGGTGGATGAGGAGCACGGTGTCGGCGTCTTGCTCGATGCTGCCGGATTCGCGGAGGTTTGAGAGCTTTGGCTTGGAGCCTTCGTCGGCGTCGCGGTTCAGCTGCGCCAGAGCGATGATGGGGATGTTGAGCTCCTTGGCCGTGGTCTTGAGCGCCTTGGAAATCTCGCTCACTTCCAGCGCCCGACTCTCGCCTGCCCGCTTGGAGGATCCGTGCATGAATTGCAGGTAATCGACCACGATGAGGCCGAGGCCGTGCTGCGACTTGGCCCGCCTCGCCCGGCTGCGAAATTGCGCCACGGTGAGACCCGGCGTGTCGTCGAGGTAGAGCTTGCTCTGCACCAGCCGGGTGGCTGCGCCCGAGACATTCCCCATGGCTCTGCCGTCAAAAAACCCGTCGCGTGTGCGCTGGAGGTCCAAGCCTGCCTCGGAGCAGATCGCTCGAATCATCAACTCCGAGCTGGGCATTTCCACCGAAAAGACCAGCGTCGGCACGGCATTCTGCATGGCCGCGTGGAGGGCTATCTGCATGCCAAGCGCCGATTTGCCGCAGGCAGGGCGAGCGGCGATGACGATCATCTGCCCGCCGAGGAACCCGCCAGTCGAGCGGTCCAAGTCATGGATGCCGGTCTCCAGGCCGACGGTCTCGCCTCGGGTGTGATACACCTTCTCGATATGCTCCACGGCGGCCAGCACGGCGTTTTTGCAGTGCGAGACGGGGTTTTCCCTTGTCGAGTGGTCGCGGAGGGCGTAGAGCGCCTGCTCGCAGCGCTCTTGGGCATCCTCCGTGGTGAGCGCATAGTCGTTTGCCGCCTCGGCCATGGCGAGGGCCGCTTGGCGCATGGCACGGCGTTTCCACACATCCAGCACCTCGGCAGCGTAGTGCCGCCAGTTCATCGTGATGGAGAGTTCCTGCACCAGCTCAGTCACATAGGCATAGCCGCCGCACTCATCAAGCTGGCCTACCTTCTCCAACTCGGTCGTGACCAGGATAAGGTCCACCGGCCGGGCAGCCTGCCGCATGGTGGCAACGATACCCATGATCGTCTGGTGCGCTGGTAAAGCAAACTGCTCGGGCGACAGCGCCTCCAGCACGCTATCCGCCGTGCGGCCATCGGTGATCGCCGCGCCGACCACGGCTTTTTCGGCGATTTGATTTTCGGGAAGGATGCTTTTCATTTTCTTGGCAAACGGGAAGCAGCCATGGCCGTGGCTTTGCGGAGCGAGGATCCGAAGCCGAGAAGGCGGAAGACCTTGCAGCACACACTGGGGTTCGGCTCATAGCCGAGAAGGCGGAACTGCTCCGCCCCGTCCGCGCTCACCACCGGCGAGCCATCCGGATGCGTCATCGGCGTGTAAATGGGGTCATCCATAGGGCGGCTCTCGTAAGTGCCGACCTGCCAGCGGAGAAAGTCATTCACAGCCTCCTCGTTATGTCGCGTCACGACGCACAGGAGCCCCAATTCGGTGGCTCTCGTTTCAAATGTTTCGATCATATTTATCATGTTGGTGTTTTTGTTTTTATGCTGCGGCGAGTTCGCGTTGTTTTTCACGAACCCAAAATTTCATGCTCTCGGGAAGTTGCGCCCAGGTGGTGAGGTTCACTTCGGGAAATTCTGTCTCGATAAGATCACGCCATCCATCGGGTTCCGTGGATACAGGAGCCGTCGCGCTCACGCTCGCCCCGCTGCGCCCTGCCCAATCCCGCGCCCGGCTCACTTCGGTGAGGATGTTATTCAAAAGCGTAGCTAAGTCCTTGCGGCGAAACTGCGCCGCCGCGCCTTCTTTTTGCCGATAAGCCCATTCGAGAAACCGCCAATCATCTTCGCTCACGGCCGCCGCCGCCTTTTTATTTTTCTCCCAAGCACGGGTGGAGGAGGAGTCAAGAGGTGTCGAGTCTCGAAGGTTGAAGAGATTTCGGAATCGGGTCAGGACAGGATGCGTTGGCTCCGGTGTTGGTTCGCATTCCATGACCAACTCCATGTCCCCCGTGGGGACTATAGGGGTATTATCTATTCTATTCTTATCTAGGTCATCGCCCCGTGATACATCCGTCATATTGGTTGTATGACGGTCTGATGATGAGGCTCTGTATTTTGATGACGCCTTTGCCATCACAGCGCGTCTTTTTGCAGACACTCCATTATGCTCATCGAAGCGTGCAATCTCCACGCCGTCCTCACTTTCCAAAATCCAACCGACCTTTACCAAAGCGGCTCCAAGTCCTTTCAAGCCCGTCTTGCGGTCGATAGCTCCGATGGAGAGTCCTTCAAGGCGTCCATCCGTGCTCTGATCGTCGGCCATTGACCATATCCAATACAGACTGCCGATGACCTCGCGCTCGGGCTTGTTTGTCATGTCGCAAATCTTGGCGATCCGAGGATCATCCCAAAGGTTGCTGCGCATTTTTATCCAGTTTGACATACTTATTTTTTCTTTCGATTTTGAAGCTGAGAGTCCCACCAGACGCTGCGACTTTCCAGCCAGCGGTCGCAGGCAGCCGAGAACGCCCGGCTGTCGCGCACCGACATCCACCCCACCCGTGCATCGTCCGGCCCGAGCGAGGGCACGCTCCGGTGGTGGCTGGCGTTGTCGTAGCCGTCCATACTCACGCCTCGGCCTCCTGAGTGCGCGGAGACATCTCGACAAGCCTCCGCAGGCGGTGGAAGCACGCCAGCGTCATCAGCGCATCCTCCAGCGCGTTGTGCGTCTTGCCAGATCGGGAGAAGCCCAGCGCCGCCGCAATGTGGTCCA